CCATAGTGGCGTGAGGCTGATGTCCTTGTCTTCTAGCTTGTGTGGCTCTTCGCTCATATCTCGACTGTTATAGTGTTGAGTAAGTCGTCCACGAACTTGCACCCAGCCTCCACGCTGTCGCACCACGTCACTTGGTGCCCGCGATCCTTCAACTCCTTCATCTTGAGAAGCTGGAGATCGGTCGGCTTGCCTCCACGGCGCTTCACCTCCAGGAACCCGACGACGCCGCGATTGGTGCAGATCATGCGGTCGGGCACGCCACGGGTAGCTGGGGAAACCAACTTCCAATAGAGGCAGCCGTGTTTCTTGGCGTAGTCACATATCTTCTTTTCGATGTCTTTTTCGAGAGGGTCGTGTTTCATGAGTCAGTGTATAGTTTTCCGTCAGGCATCATACTTCCCGAGCACAGATGCCGGTGGTTCTTCCATTCAGTCCCGCAAGCCTGACAGTAATTTTCGCCCGATTGACGGATGCAGTCATTTACTTCCTCGTGCGTGAGTAGTGGGTTATCATCTTTGGTTAGTTGTTCTCTGGCATCCAAACAGTCCTGGCACAAGTCGCCCTCCTCGCAGTCTCCTGCTTTCGGGACGTGCTTGCTGAAAGGTGTTCCACAATCGACGCAGACATGGGCGAAGTGTGCGTCGTGCTGCTTGTCGGTGGGGAGGAGGGAGTTCATGGGTTGTTCTGTCTCAGGATCGCTCTGAAGGCAGGTGCGTCCCTGCCATGATGTAGCTTCTGCCGCAAAACCTTGAGCTTCCTCCATCGTGGGTGGCGTTTACCCCAAGGGTCAATTTTAATAGTGCGTCGAGTGATCACGTGTTTGTGTCGTCGATGATGTCCAGTCCGATGACCAGGGTTCCATACTGCTGTTTGAAGGATGAGACGCAGGTGACTGTCGATTCGAGCGTGCGGCCTGTGTAGCGTCCTCGCTCTCCGAGGCACGACTGGCAGGCTCCGTGACCTGTGTTGTCCTCACCCGTGCCACGGCAGTTCGGACAGGGGTCGAACTCACGGTGGACGAGGGTGTCTCCCTCCTTAATGCGGAGATCGTTGCGAATGTCGAATGGCTGCATCCCTGTCCGAATGCGCTCGAAGATGTTCGGCCAAGTGTTGAGGATGTGGGTGGTCATGGCTTGGTCAGTGAAGAGTTGGATAAACGTGCAATATCTTTGGCACGATAGAGTCTCCCGCATTTAGAGCACGCCTGATGTATGTCGCAGCATTCGCAGCCGTACGAGCAGTAGCAGTCCCATGCGACTAAGCGTCCCTCGCAGCACTCTGCCCAGTGTATCAATGACGCCTTGTGCTCCATCTGCTTCCTGTGTCTATTCCGTGCCTTATTGCGCTGATTTCGTGTTAGTGAAGCCGCTTTGCTCATATTCAGGTTTTATTTCCGGTAGAATTTAACAACGTCTCCCTCTGCTTTCAACGGCATTCCTTCAGCCCATGCAGGAAGTTTTGTCAAAAGTGCGACAAACTCCTCTAGCGTCTGACCTTTCTCTGGGTGGTAGGCAGACAGGGCTTCATCGTGGATGAGGGCACAGATTTCATAGCCCGCTTTCGAGGCGTTGAGTGCGCCCTCTGCCATGAAGTCGAAGGCGATGCCTTGGACGCAGTTCTCAACGAGAATCCCGCCGTGGGTGAGCACTCGGCCCCAGTGAACGGTTTTGGGCAACTGGCTGAAGATGGTTAGCCCATCCTTGACTCGCACATTGGAGTGCTTCTCTCTGGTCTGGAGGATCTGCTCGACAGTCGGGTTGAGAATCTTAAACCAGACCATCTCCTCAATGTCTTCGCCGTTCTCGTCTTCGACTATCTTCTTCACGCCCCAGATGAGCACCTGCTCGATCTTCGGATCTGGGTAAGCGATGCGGCGTCCGCTTGGCAATACCATGAAGAGGTAGTTCATCCCTGCCGTCCGAGTACATACGAAATGACACCTGACGCCGAATGGAATCTTTACGTTTGGTGTGCGGACGGCCTGCACGGCGGCGGCTTCGGTCTCGTCCCACAGTTTGACGATGTTCGGAGATGCCTCACGCCACGCCTTCACGATGGCGGGAAGCTCCTTCTTGGTGAGTCCTTGCTTGAGAGCACCCATCTTCTCCATAGCCCCTGGTCCGCCGCGATAGCCTAGGGCTAATTCTGCCACCTTACCTTTTAATCTTAAGGGATGAACCTTACCATGCTCTTTCTTGTATCGCTCAAACTCGGAGAACTCGACGTGGAACATCTGAGACGCTGAGGCTTCGTAAATCTTGCCGTGTGTCCTGAACACTTCCAACCGCCACTCCTCTTGCGCCTGCCATGCGATGACGCGAGCTTCGATGGCTGCGTAGTCGGCATCCAGCATGTCGCCGTTCTCAGTGTCGTGGATGAAGTGCCGGATGCTGGATGACACCATCTCCAAAGGCGGGCCGAACATCTCGCGCAGCCATTCGGCGTCACAGCCTGCGCAGATCGCGTCATAGACATCCTCGGTCTCGTCGATGGTTGGTCGTTTGAAGTTCTGAGGTTGGACCAAGGTGGCGCTCCATCGCCCCGGACCGGCACCATGGAACGTGAGCGTCCCTCGCACCCGGTTGTCGTGCGGGCCTGCGCAGTTGATCATGGCGGGGATCTTCTTGAGCGAGGCGTAGCTGATCATCTTCTTGAGCTGGAGCGCCTGCCCGACCTCCGTCGTCGGGTCGAAGTCTTCGTCCTCCAGGGTCTCCTCCAGTGTCTCTGCACGCAGGTTGTCGCCTTCGTAGCCGCGAGCCTTCAGCCATGCGAGGAACACGGCGTTCTGGTTCGGTGAGCAGCCGGTCAGCTTGGTGAACTCTTCCGTGAGCCTTCCGCTCTCATCCTCGACAATCCTGAGAGCCTTGTGCAGAGCGTCTAGGTTGACGGGGAAACCTCGACCGTTGATCTCCATGTCTAGGATGAACGTCTCAAGCGGGGTGCCGTCTAGCTCGAAGTCTTTGAGGACTCGGTGGATCTCCTGCTCGACCTTCACGTCCATCAAACAATAATTCGTGAACTCTTTGAACGCCTCTGGGTCTTCCTCGGGATTGATGAACTCACCTTTGCGTTTGCCGACCGTCTGCGGGATGGAGAACTTGCGAATGAGCGCCTTCCCCTTCGGATCTTTCTGGTGCCCGAGCTTCAGAGCCTCCGCCAGTTTCTCAAGGCTGGCAGGCAGAGCGGCACGACGACCCATGGCTGCGGTGCAACGCCATTGGTGATGAGCGGGCGGATTGAAGCCAAAGGTCTTGAGCCACAACGCATCAGACATCGGCACCTCGAATCCGGTAGCATTGTGGGCATACACCAGTGAGTCTGGTTGGCAAATCTGTCTGAGTAAGTCCTCAGCCTGCTCATTTTGGATGTCCGTTTGGAGACTCCATTCTCTGTTAGGCACATAGACCACTGGAGCGTTGTCGCCTTCAGCGATTGCTACGCAAAGTATCTCTGTGCTTTTATCTCGGGAGTATCTGTGTCCGCCTTGCTTCTTTATGTCGCAACGGGAACGAGACTCGAAATCCAAATGGAAAGCGGCGGGCATCGGCAGTTAGGGTGTTGTGAGAGCTTTCTCAACCGTCCATTGGTAGGGTGAGTTCCTCACTCCGCTGAACTCTGTCTTCAAAAAGTGAGCCACCACATTGTCAGCAGGTTGCTCAGTCTCTCGACGATAGCTTACCGTTCGTCATTCGGTTGCCTGTCCATCCGCCGCTCCTTCAGGTTTACAAGCCGTCTCAGAGTGCATGTCGCGGTGTTGAGCCGTTGAAGGCTACGGGAGGAAATTGGTCTACGCTGCGTCGTCCGAATCATCGGACTCGTCACTGAACACGTCCTCGGCGCGGACACGACTGCCGCCACCACTGAGAGGCTCGCCGTCCTTGAGGAACTGGATCGCCTCGAAACCTGCGAATAGGCCGCGACCGCCATTCTCAGTGCCGTAGAAGCGCACGACGACTTTGGCGTAGCAGCCGGAGTAGGGTTTGTTGTCTTCGGCGGCGAGTGGCGTGCGACCATCGGTATCGACGATGACCGGACGATTCTTGTTGCTGGCGTTGACGACCTTCATCCCGGCGTAGGCAGGTTTGATCTCGTCGTCTTTGTCCGTGTGGGTGTTGCCGTCCGAGACGCAGAAGCGTTTCGGGTCTTTCCACGTCAGCGGATATTTCTTCCACTTGTCGAGGGAGACGTGCTTCACGGCAGACTCGATAGCTGCCATCGAGGCTTTGTCTTTGGGATCGACGATGCAGGTGACTTTGTACTTGGGGTTTCCTTGATTGAGCTGTCCCTCGAACGGCTTGAAGCAGTGGAGGTAATCGACGCGACACTTGATGATCGCTGTTGCTGGGTCTTGGGCCATAGTAGTATTGGATTTTGGGTTTGGTGTATAAGAGGCGCAGATTTGCGCTTTAACGAAGTAACTCTCGTTCGAGAAGTGGAAACTGTCAAGGGGTGATTTTAACAGAAATCGTCGTTCGGGTAAGCGGCTGAAACTCGGGCTTGAGCGATGGTGAAATACGCTTTCTCCATCTCCATACCAATGAAGCTGAATCCCTCGGCTCCGCAGGCTTTGCCAGTGCTTCCGCTACCCATCCACGGGTCGAGCACCGTGCCGCCCGGTGGCGTGATGAGACGGCAGAGGTAGCGCATGAGCGCGATGGGCTTGACCGTGGGGTGGTGGTTCTTCGAGGGGTTGAACGGGCGGTTTTCACGCTCCGGCACGGCGGCACCGTCGCCCTGCCAATCGTGGTCCGGCAGATGCTCCAAGTCTTCGTTGCGCTCCTTGGCGGAGACCTTGGCGGCGTAGAAGAAGCGGGCGGCGGAGCCTGAGTCTGTGTGGCTGTTTTCAGGAGTGCGTACCCCCGCTTTATTCATCTGTAGGCTATCCCCAGCTTTGAGTACTGTGCGGTTGTCGCTCTGTTTGTTGGCGGTGGTCTTGCTCTCAGGAAACAGCCCCGTCACCTCGTCGCTGCCATCGTGGATCAGGTTGGCGGGCCATCGGCCGGCGGGCTGCACAAACACTCCTGCATTCACCCCCGTCGCGTAGCTCGTTGCCTCGCCCAAATCCTTCGATCCGTTGCTATACGCACCACCATTCAAATTGTCATCGGTTTCCACCCTGCACCCATCAATGTTCAGCGCCCCCGTGCCATGCTGCAGCACGTTAGCGGCGACGGTGCCCACCAGCGGCTTGCGCGCCACGGTGATCGGCTCCAGCGCAGGCTTGAGGGCGGTGCCCCAGCCTTGCCATTGGCGGGCGGGTTCGGTGGCGGGGGTGGTTTCGTCTGGTCGGCTTGCAGTCCCGTAGCAGTTGGCGTTTGCCTGTCCGTTAAGGTGTGCAAACTTATTCGGGCCAACTACCTCACGCTCAGCACCCGCCGCCTTGTCGATGGCCTTGCTCACGTCCAGCGACTTCGGGAACCCGCTGCCATACACCCAGGCGATCATGTCGCGGATCTCGAAACCGGCATCCTCGATGCGCGTGGCCATGCGGTGCTGCGTTCGGGTGCCAGCGAACGCCAGCAGGTGCCCACCAGGCTTGAGCACGCGCAGGCACTCAGCCCAGATCTCGACGCTGGGCACGTCGCTGTCCCACTTGTGGCCCATGAAGCCTCCAGCGCCATTCTTGTTGGTCGTCAGGCCATAAGGCGGATCAGTGATGACAGCATCAACCTTGGGCAGCGTTGGCAGCACGTCCAGGCAGTCGCCACGGTAAAGAGTGGCGTTTCCAATCACGACTTTTTCAAACACGTAAATCCCCTTTCGGACTCATCGCCCAGACCCGCCCATTGCCATCAGGGCAGCAACGACGCGAGATCACCTTGCAGCCGATCAGCGCGGCATAACGCTTCGTCTCAATGCCTTTTCGCAGAGCAGAGGCCAGGGTGCTGACTTCTGACGGCTCGCAGACAATCGAACTGCCGGGCTTGAGCTTGCCAAACACCGGGTCATATTTGTACGTCTCACGGCTGCGGAAACGCGGCGGTTCTGTGTCGTGCTCTACCCGCAGCATGGCGGGATCAATGCCGTCAACGTCCTGCTTCTTGCGTGTGACGGTGGGGAATGGTGATGCTCTGAGGGCGCTCATGTCGTCTCGTTGTTCGTTGCGATGCCTGCATCATCGCGCACCCCATCGCCCCGGTCTAATTGCTTTTTCCTATCGGCTCGATTGACAAAACCAATTGGCGCGGATTGGTGAAGTGGGGCAAAGTTGGCGCATTGAAACGAAGGATTGAGCAATGGACAACACGCCAGCATTCCCACTGAACGAGCTTTGCCGAGAAACGGGCCACATCGTTGACCAACACTTTGGCATGAGTCTGCGCGATTACTTCGCTGGGGTTGCGCTTCCTGCTATTTTGGCGCCAAACCCAGTAACCGGCCAGTTTGCGCAAGTCTCAGACTTTCCGGAGTGCGCAGAGGTTGCCTACAAAATGGCAGACGCCATGATGGCAGCAAGGGGCCAGCAATGAGCAAACACACGCCTGGGCCTTGGTCAGCGTATCTCAACACGATGGATAGCATCGTTGTTCGGAAGATGGGGGTTAGCGGCTATGAGATTGCGCACATCGCAACCGTCCGAACGGGGATTCAGGATGCCCGCCTGATCGCAGCGGCCCCGGAGCTTTTGGAGGCGTTGAAAGCAGTCCTACCTTACTTGACTGATGGCGAAGACGCAGGCGACGAAGCTACTCAACTGGCGCCAATTGTCCGCGCCGCCATCA